CACGTCGCCCATATGATTGCCTTACCCTGTATCTCGTCACAAATGTCGAGAAGACTCGACAACCTGTTCGACGGCAACTCGTTGACGACGCCATCGTCGTCGGTGAGGTGCCCCAGACAGATCTGTTGCAGACGCATGATCTGCGTCAGTACGTTCTTTGTGGTTGCCATTTCCCCGTTGTCGAGACGCGCCAGCGCCAGATGCTTCATTTGCACATAGGCTTGCGACTGCTCTTTCGTCAGTTCAACACTTCTCGACATATAAACTTTGGCCGGGAGGTCCAGGCAGTCTTCCTTCCGAACACGGAAGGAATGCGCCTGAAGCTTTTCGGTTAGCTCATCCAGTCTCCGGAAGCCGACCACGTGATTGAATGAATGGCTTCCAAGAGTACGGCGCTGCACAATGGCGTACCTCCCCTGGAAGGCGTAGAAGCTCTGGAATCCGAGAATTTTGGGGTCCAGGAATTCCATCTGGCTGTACAAATCCATGGGGCTTTTCGTGACGGGGGACCCCGTCAGAATGCGCCGCATTACCGCTTCACGGCCCACGGCACAGATCGCCTTGGTCCGCTTGGCCTTTCTGTTCTTTATCGTGGTGGACTCGTCTACAATCATTAGAGTCTTGAATTTCTTGACGAAAAACTCCGCGACATCGACGCCCTTCTTGGTCGAGAACGCCTCGACGTTCATCAGCAATATCTTGAGTTCGTCGGAATCTTCGTAAAGCTCCATCAACTCCTTGCGCTTTGCCTTCGTCAGGCTCGGCTTCCAGAGGACCACTTTTCTGGGAATGCGCTCCGGGAGGTGCTTGGCAATCTCCGGCACCCAGTTCGGGATGACGCCGTTCGGGGCGCTTACCAGTGCAAATTGAATCCTGCCTTTTTCAAAATTAAAGGCCATCGTGTCGATGACGACTTTCGTTTTGCCGGTGCCCATATCCATGAGCAGCGCATAAACGGAGGTCTGACAACTCGCCACAAACGCCTCATGCTGATGGGCATAAGGCTTCGTGAAAAAAATGTAGTCTGAGATAAGATTGTTCTTGCAATCACCCATGAACTCACATATATAGGTTCCCGGTAGGTATGTCAACTACCTGAACAGTGAAACACGAAAGAGGAACCGCGATGAATGACTTGTTAGCCGAAATGGCCTCCGATGCTGGGGCCACATCCGACAGCATCAACAACCTTGATGACGGTAAACTTAGCGCGGTGTCGCGCCTCGCTCAAGAGGTAGACGCTCTTGAGCAACAGGTCGCAGCGACCGAAAAGCGACTCAAGGACGAAAAGCGTGAGTTGAGGGTTATCACCGACGAGCGTTTGCCAGAGGCGATGGAGGCGCTTGGATTCGAGAAACTGGTCCTGACCGATGGCGCACAGGTTGAAATCAAGGAAACTGTCTCCTTGACCATCAACAAGGCCGACCGACCGGAAGCTCACGAGTGGCTTGACGACAATGGCTACGGCGATATCACGAAATACATCGTCACTATTGTATGCGGTCGTGGCGATGATGAATTGCTGGAGCAAATCCGGACTCTTTGTGCAAAACTCGGAATCCCGTTCAAGGAAGAAACTAAAGTCGAGTCCGCAACATTACGAGGTTGGGGGCGTGAGATGGTCGCGGCAGGAGTTTCCTTGCCGTGGTTTTTCAATTTGTGGCACGGACATAGAGCCACCCTTCGGAGGAACAAATAATGGCAAAAGCAGTCGCGAAGAAAAACGGCAATGGCAAGAAGGTTGCCGTGATGGAAACGGACATGTTCGCAGAGGACGCGGGCATTGGAGTGGACGATCTGGGTTCCGAGGACCTCGCAATCCCTTTCCTCAAAGTCCTGCAGAAGATGTCTCCCGAACTGGATGACATCGAAAATGCCAAAGCGGGTGACCTCTTTAATACGGTCACCAAGGAAGTCGTGAAAGGCGGCGACGGCGTTCGCGTGGTAAACTGCGCGTATACCTTACAGCACATCGAGTGGGAGCCTCGCGGCACCGGGAGCGGCGCACCTCACGCCATCTATTCGGCGGGAGACGCCCTTCCCAAAACCGAGCGCGGCGACGACAACAAGGACTACGTCGTTGATGGAGGTGGTCGTTATCTCGAACGCACTGCACAGCACTACGTCCTTATTGTTGATGCGGACGGCATGACGCAGCAGGCGCTGCTGCCCATGAAGGCCACGCAACTCAAAAAGTCCAAGCAGTGGAACAGCGCCATCAAGACGTTGAAGATGAAGGATGCTAATGGTGACCTGTTCACCCCGGCGCGGTGGAGCCACATCTGGCACCTTGAGTCCGTTGGCGAGGAAAACAAGAACGGCTCTTGGCATGGCTGGCAGATCTCAAAGGATTCTCAGATCGAGGACCCGAACCTCTACGCCGAGGCCAAGCACTTTGCCCAGTCGATCATGGCTGGACAGGTGAAAGTCAAACACGTTCAGGAAGGGGATAGTCTCTCCGAAGACGACGTGCCGTTCTAGGATCACGGGGGGAGGAGGGATCCTCCCCTTTTTTCCGTTATGGATTCCACAGACAGATTTGCTCGCGTTTTCCGTGGCCTCGACCGCGCCTATGGTGCCGTCGATCTCACCAAAAAAGACGCCAACGGAAAGCAGCAGGGCATTTATAAAATTATTCGCGAACCACGGACCAAGGCCGTTTTCGAGGCCCACCTGAAGGGCGACGTGAGTATCGGCGTCGTGCCGATCAACGAGGAGAACACCTGCCTCTGGGGTGCTATCGATGTCGATATGTATCCCCTCGACCACCAAGAGATTGTCCAGCGCGTCCGGAAGCTTCAGTTTCCCTTGGTTGTCTGCCGCAGCAAATCGGGCGGTGGGCACCTCTTCCTATTCCTTACCGAAGCCGTTGATGCCGAAAAGCTGCAGCACAAGCTCAAGGAGCTTGCCAGCGAGCTTGGCTACGCCGCCAGCACCGAGATTTTTCCAAAGCAGATCAAGCTACTCGTAGAGCGCGGCGACACCGGCAACTTCCTCAACCTCCCCTACTTTGATTCCGAGGGTGGGTTGCGCTACGCCGTCAAGGAGGACGGCACCGCAGCCACGCTGGAAGAATTCCTCGACATGGCGGAAGCCGCCGCCGTCAACGAGGAAGCCCTCGACGCTCTGCTGTCCCAGCCCGTTGCACAGATGGACGAAAAGCTGCCGGATGGCCCACCATGCCTGCAGGCGCTTTTGCGACAGGGCTTTCCGGCAGGCACGAGAAACAACGGCCTCTTTAACTTGGGCGTCTACCTACGCAAGGCGCATCCCGACGACTGGGAAACGCGCATCCTTGAAGTCAACCAGAAGATCATGCAACCGCCGCTCGACCTCAAGGAGGTCAACCTCGTCGCCGAACAGATCAAGAAGAAGGACTACCAGTACAAATGCGCCGATCAGCCGATCATCAACTTCTGCAACAAGGATCTCTGCCGGTCACGCAAGCACGGCGTCGGGGGCGGTGCCAACACGCCGTCCGTCGCAAATCTGCGCAAGATGGACAGCGAACCACCGCTCTGGTTCCTCGACGTCAATGGAAGCCCGGTCGAACTCGACACCGAAGGCCTGCAACGCCAGCCCCGCTTCCAAGTGTTGTGCATGGACCAGATCAATTTCATGCCCCGGACGGTCACCCGCGCTGCTTGGGAAGCGCAGATCAACCTCCTCCTCTCGCAGATGCTTCAGACAGAAGGCGCGATCATCTCGACGCCGGAAGACACGAGCCTTAGAGGCCAGTTTTATGACCTCCTGGAAGAATTCACCACCCACATGCAGGCCGCGCTCGACAAGGAAGAGATCCTGCTTCGCCGCCCATGGACCAACGAGGATGATGGACGCACCTACTTCCGCCTCAAGGATTTCGAGGCCTTTCTCAAACGCAATAAGTTCTTCGACTACCGCTCCAATAAGATCGCCCAGCGCCTTCGCGATATCGGCGGACATGCCGAGCAGTTCCGCATCAAGGGGCGCACCGTCCGGTGCTGGTCGATCCCGGCCTTCGCCCAGATTGACGAGGAGTTTGGCACACGTTTCGATGAGGAGGACGTACCGTTTTGAGCACCAACTGGCCCCAGCTAATTCGAGAGCTTCGCAAGGAGCGCGGCTTCAGTCAGAAGAAGCTCGCGATCCGCGCAAAGATGTCTCAACGCACCCTCTGCGAATACGAGAACATCGAAACGCCCCACCAGCTTTCGGTGCAGAAGATCGAGAAGATCCTCGACGCACTGGGCTACGAACTCGATGTCCACATGAGGCGCGGAAATGTTTAGATATTTTGGACCCCCAGGCACCGGCAAAACGACCACGCTGCTCAACAAGGTGGACGAGTTACTGGCAGGCGGCATGTCCCCCACCAACATTGGCTACTTCTCGTTCACTCGAAAGGCGGCGCACGAGGCAAGAGACCGCGCCGTCGCACGTTTCAACCTCGATGCAGAGGAAGACTTCGTTTATTTCCGTACCCTGCACAGTCTCGCCTTTCTCCTCCTTGGCATGAACAGCGCAGCGGTCCTCACCGACAAGCACCTCAAGATGTTCTCCCAGAAAGTCGGCGTCGATCTCACGGCAACGGGGCTCGAACGCGTCGAGGAAGATGGCTTTGCCATGCTGCGCTCGAACCATCCGGTCATGCGCTGCATCGACCTTGCGCGGAACACGCTGCAGGGACCACGGCACTCCTATAACCTCGCAGACCTCGACATTCCTTTCTACGAGTTCGAGCATCTTTTCCATGAATATGACCGGTTCAAAAAGCTCAATGGACTCAAGGACTTCACCGACATGATGCTGGACTTGGCGGCACATGCAGGGTATATCCCGTACCTGCGCACCGTCTTTCTGGACGAGGCACAGGATCTAACGCCCCTTCAATGGAAGGTGGCAGAGCATCTAGGGGAGCGAAGCGACCAGATGTTCGTGGCAGGCGATGACGATCAAGGGATCTACCGCTGGAGTGGAGCGGACATCGACAAGTTTGTCATGCTCCCCGGCGCGTCCGAGGTCTTGTCGCAGTCCTACCGCGTCCCACGCTCCGTCCATCACGTCGCCACGTCCGTCGTCTCCCGCATAAGAAAGAGACAGCAGAAGGAATGGTCGCCGCGTACAGAGGAAGGATCGGTCACGCGCATCTACGATCCGCACGGCATCGAATTCAACGACAAGGAGTGGCTCGTCCTTGCACAGGCCAACTACATGCTCGATGAACTCGCCTCTTCCATGCGCTCAAGCGGACACTTCTTCGAACGGTTCAACAACCCGTCGCTGGGCAAGCGGGTCCGCTCCGCAATCGGAAGCTGGAATCATCTTCGGGGAAGCCCCGGCAACGAGATCTCCCTGAAGGACGCGCAAAACCTCTATGGCCATATCTCGACCAACGAGACCGGCGTCGAGCGCGGTGCAAAAAAGCTGCTCGACCGAGCCGAGGAACAGGATCTTTTCACCCTTGAAACGCTGCGAAAGCACTTCGGTCTCCGCGTTCTCGACGTGCCATGGGACATGGCCCTCGACCGCATCAAGGACGAGGACCGGGCCTATGCAGCGGCGCTCCTCAATCGCGGCGTCAACATCTTCCGAAAGCCAAAGATCCGCCTGTCCACCATCCACGGTGCCAAGGGCGGCGAGGCCGACAACGTACTCCTCTATCTCGACCTGTCTGGCAAGGCGCTCATGGAGATGGAGCGCAACCCCGACGACGCCTACCGCGTCCTCTATGTTGGAGTCACCCGCGCCAAGGAAAACCTGATCCTCAAGATGTCCGAGGATTCTCAACGAGGCTGGAGCATCTGATGCCGCACCGCGTTCTCACCGAGGCGTTCGAACTGGTCAGCACAGACCGTGCCGCCGTCCACGGGGAGCCAAAAGAGAACCACGAAAACATCGCCCGCCTGTGGGACGCCTACCTCCACAACGTGGACCACGTAACCGCACACGACGTCGCAAACATGATGGAGTTGCTGAAGGTCGCACGGCGAAAGTCAGGCACTATTAATATAGACGACTACATCGACGGCGCTGGCTATGCCGCCGTGGCTTACGAGTGCATCAAGGAATGAAGACCGTCCTCAAGAGGCCAAGCTTCTCGGTCAAGACCGAATGGGTTCCGGTCGAGACGCTGCCCGTCACGCCGAGCGGCGTCAAGGAAATCGCCATCGATCTGGAGACCCGCGATCCACGGCTCAAGACCCATGGGCCAGGATGGGCCACGGGACACGGCGAGGTGGTTGGAATCGCCATCGCCTACGAAGGCTGCAATATATATGTCCCGATTGCCCACGCCAGCGGCAACCTCGACCGGCGCATCGTCCTCAACTGGTTCAAACGAGAGATCGCAGCCCACCCCAGCGACAAGATCTTTTTCAACGCCGCCTACGATGCAGGCTGGCTGCGCCGAACCGGCATCGAACTGGAGGGCCGCATCCTCGACGTGATGCTCGCCGCGCCTATACTCAACGAGAACCGCCCCAGCTTCTCGCTCAACAACGTCGCCTACGACTATCTCGGAGAAATGAAATCCGAGGCGGCATTGCGCGAGGCTGCACAGGAATTTGGCGTCGATCCAAAGGCAGAACTCTACAAGCTCCCGGCCACGTTTGTCGGAGAGTACGCCGAAGCCGATGCAAGGCTCACGCTTCAGTTATGGCAGACCTTCAAGGCCGAATTGACCAAGGAAGACCTGTGGCAGATTTTCGAGCTTGAGATGGAGGTGTTGCCCATCGCCATCGAGATGACGTGGCGCGGCGTTCGCGTCGATCTGCAAGCCGCCGAGGAGTGCAAGGTCGAGTGGCGCAAGCACGTCAAAACGATCCTCTCCAAGGTAAAGAAGGAGACGGGCGTCGAGGTCGAGATCTGGGCAGCGGCGTCGGTCGCCAAGGTCTTCGACCATCTTGACCTGAGTTATGGTCGCACCCCGACCGGGCTTCCCTCCTTCACCAAGAACTTCCTCTCCGAGCATGAGCACCCTCTCGTTCAGGAAATCGCGACGGCCCGAGAATACGACAAGATGGGCAACACCTTCATCGCCAGCATCTTCCGCCATACAGAAGGCGACCGCATCCACGGGCACATCAACCAGTTGCGGAGCGAAGGCGGCGGAACGGTCACTGGGCGCATCAGCATGGCCCACCCCAATTTGCAACAGATCCCGGCCCGCAACCCGGAGATGGCGGCGAAGGTGCGGGGGCTGTTCCTGCCGGAAGAGGGCGAGCAGTGGTCTTCGATTGATTTCGACCAACAGGAGCCGCGCATCCTCGTTCACTTTGCCTCGCTCACGAACCAGGGCCTCACCGGAGCCGCCGAGTTCGTCAAGGCATATTGTGAGGACCCCACCACAGACTTCCACCAGATGGTTGCCGATGTTGCCGGAATCCCGAGACGACAGGCCAAGACGATCAACCTTGGCATCATGTACGGCATGGGTCAGACCAAGATGGCGACCCAGCTAGACATCTCCATAGACGAAGCCAAACGGCTCATGCGCCAGTACCACGAGGACGTGCCGTTCGTTAAGGAGTTGATGGACGTATCTCAACGGCACACGTCGCATCCGCTCAAGGGCGGTTCCGTCAGGTCCCTGCTTGGCCGCAAGTGCCGCTTCGATCTCTGGGAGCCGGTCCAGTTCGTCTCGGCACGGGCGCATCCAAAAGAGAAGGCCATCCTTGAGTATGGAGACAACATCAAACGAGCGTACACCTACCGCTCACTTAATAGATTAATTCAAGCCAGCGCGGCGGACATGACGAAAGCCGCGATGGTCGCCGTACTCAAGGAGCACGGGGCCTTCCCTCTCGTTCAAGTACACGACGAACTGGCCTTCTCCGTCGCCTCCGAGAAACAGGCCCGCGCCATCTGCAAGACGATGGAGGAAGCCGTCGATTTGAAGGTCCCAACGCCATGCGACATATCGCTCGGGGACACGTGGGGGCACCTCGTGAAACTTGACGATTAAGGATTTGTCCCTTATATATGCAGAAGAATAGGAGGTCGCGATGGACCCCGGAAGATGGAAAAGTGTGGTCGTGCCAATTGACACCTACAAGGTGTTGCGGGACATGGCGAAACGTGAGCACAGGACGATCTCGGGGCAGTTCACCTTTGTCCTTGAAAAGCATCAGGAGGGTGAGGGCCAGATCTACACGGCCCATGGGCAACAGGTCATCAGCAAGGCCGCAAAGAAATGATGACTTCGCTCTTCATCGTCATGGCCTCTTATGGAGTTCTTCTCCTTGTCAGTAGCATTGCCCGGTGGGGCATTTAACGTAATATATGCGGACCCGCCGTGGACGTTCCAGACTTGGAGCGACGAAGGCAAGGACCGCTCGCCCGAGAAACATTATGACTGCATGAGCCTCGCCGATGTCCGGGCGCTTCCCGTTCCAGACATCGCCGCCGAGGACTGCGCCCTGTTTCTCTGGGTAACGGACCCGTTGCTTATCGAGGCGTTCAAGCTTATCGAGGCGTGGGGCTTCGCCTATAAAACGGTCGCGTTCCACTGGGCCAAGCTGAACAAGTCCGCGCCTCGCCTGCTTTTTACCGTGCCCGATTTTTTCACTGGCATGGGCTACTGGACGCGAGCAAACCCCGAACTCTGCCTTCTCGCGACGAGAGGCAAGCCGAAGCGCGTTTCCATGGCGGTCAGGCGGCTCGTCATCGAGCCAAGGCGCGAGCACTCAAGAAAGCCGGACGAGGTCGCCGACCGCATCGTCCACCTCATGGGCGACGTTCCCCGCATCGAACTCTTTGCCCGTCAGTCCCGCCGGGGATGGACAACATGGGGCGACGAGGCCGGAAAGTTCGATGACGGTTGACATTGATGACGAGGTGGGTCTTTATAAGGCACCTCCCTGCGAGGGTCTCTTTCCCAAGGCGAGCGCGATTTTGACTCCCGCGCTGCCTGAGATCCTCGTAACCAAACTGGACGGCCACGAGGGCCGTCCTTTTTTTGTCCACCACAGGAGGAATCCAAATGGCGAATAAAATACCCGACGACCTATTCGATCCGCGTCTGGCGGTCCGCCGAGACGATGTCGATACAAGTCACGCGGCGGCTGAGTCGATGATCGGTACGGCGCGTCGGCATCATCATCTAATCCTGAACGTGATGCGTAATGGTGGCTTGTGGTCAGCCCAAGAAATAGCCGACGCCACCTCCATTGATTACGTCGCCGTCAGTCGAAGAATGTCCGAGCTTCGACGTAACGGAGTTGTTCATCGTACCGACGAGAAACACCGCAATCGAAGCGGACGCGAGGCTTACAAATACAGAAAACATGACGGGGAGGAATTATGAACTGCTGGCACTGCGAAACGGAGTTGATCTGGGGGGGCGACCACGACTGCGAAACCTCCGAGTGGTTTGATATTGAAACAAACCTCACTTGTCCGAAATGCAAATCGTTTACGCTGGTCTACCGGTGGAACGGGAAGGAGGAGGACGAAGACAACGAAAAAGGTCTGTATCCGGTGGAGGGTTGACTGGTATAGGAGATGTCTTATATAGTAAGGTGTCTTTTATAAAGGAGTCTGAAAATGGCGACCACGACTGCAAAACCAATGACCCTTAACTGGAAGCACGGCAAGCCTGTCACGGCGGAAGAGTGGATTCTTCAGGCGGATGATCTGGTGAGCGATTCCCTAGATAACATGCGTCAAATGGACGGCGACTGCTTCCTGTCGGACTATCAAAAAATCATGGAATTCGCAGAACGGCTCGTCAACGCCGCCAGAATACTCAGGGGGGAGGACGATGAGTAACTTTTCACCCGTCCCGGAAGATTATCTTGAACCATGGGTCACGTACCATCTCCGGGTGCTCAAGTGCCGGAAAGCGGCGAGCAACGCCCATGATCCACGGTTCCGTGAACTGTGGCTGCAAAAAGCGGACCAGATCCGCGCTAACTGGAAAAAGGGACTGCAGTAATGAGACTCAAACTTTTCAAACGCAAGGCGCAGGCCGAAGAGCCGGTCGTCGATACAAGAATCGATGCTCGCGACCATCAGTGGCTGCATGGACATCGACAAGGCGATCCCGTCATCCCGTTGCGGCTGGCGGGACTACAGAAGGTGCCGAAATGGTGCCATCCGGGGCAGTCAGGGAAGACGATCATCTGCCCGGAGTGCGGCGACTACACGCACGTGCACCACTTCTCGTGGGATGCCTTGACGTGCGGCGGCTGCAGCGCCGACATCGAGAAATATGACTGGTATCTGGCGGCTTCGACAGAAGAGGAAAAATAAACGGTTGACATCTTATATCCCCTCACCTATATAGGATAAGTTGGATACTTTCACATAGGAGGGGCAAATGCCCACGGCTAAGAAAGAAAACGTCACGATCTCCGTAAGCAAGCTCAATCAGAAGTCTTGCACCCTGCGTCTTATCGGCACCACGCCGTTGTACCAGAACCGCATGTCGGCCAAAGCCAAACAGGAATTCCTCATTGGCGGCGGCAAGGGCAAATCCAAAGCGGAGCGGGCGCACATCAAGCACGACCCGCTACAAGAGTTTGTGGATGCCGCCGAGATCATACCTGACGGCCCCACGGCTTTGGGAATGAAGGTCATCGCCGTCAAGGCGGCAATGGCAACCGCCGCCCTCGAAACCGAGGGTGTCTACAAGACCGAGATCCAGCGGCTTTTGTTCATGCCGGGGAATCTGGTTCCTCTTTATGGCACACCGCATCTCAAAATGGACATCGTCCGCCAAGGCGGAATAAACAAAACCCCCGACATCCGCACCCGTCCATACCTTCCCAAATGGGGAACCGAGATCGAGATGCGCTACATCACCCCCCAGTTAAATCTCACGTCCCTGTTTAATATCCTGTGCAATGCAGGCGTGTTGATCGGGCTGGGCGACTACCGTCAGGAAAAAGGAAAAGGCAACTTTGGTTCTTTCCGCGTCATCTCCGCCGACGACCAAGACGCCGAGTGGGAAGACCTCATCACGCATCACGGGAGAGATGCCCAGCAACGAGCGTTGGATAATCCCATGTGCGCCGATGCGGACACTGAAGACCTCATGCAACACTTCAACGACGAAGTGATGCGGAGGGAAGCTGCATGAGCCTCAAGCTCCTGCGCAAGCAGCGGGCAGAAATCGTGAAGGATTTTTGCCAGCGTCACGGCGGGAAGTACAACCCTCACACTTTTGTCGAGGAAGTCAGGTCCACGGGGCCTGACCATCCCGCCTTCGACTTTTTCACATGGGACGACACAAAAGCAGCCCGCGAGCATCGCACGTGGCAAGCGCGGATGTTCGTGCAGGGCTTGAAGCTCGTTTTTGAAGTCGAGCACCAGACCCCTACAGGAAAGATAAAAATCCAAGAGCGCGACGTGCCCCTGCTCTTATCACCCTCGTCCACGAGACAGGACGGGATGGGCTACTACATGTTTGACCCCGACGATCCCGACCATCTGGAGGAGCTACGCCGACAGGCCGTCGTTGACCTCAAGGCGTGGCTTGTGCGTTACTCCGTCGCGCTCGATACTGCAGGGCTCACGGGACAACCGCTTGAGCGGATCATCTCGATTCTCGAATCCGCAACCACTGCTCTCCAAGCAGCGGAGTAGGAGTATTGGCACGGCTTGATTCGTCGCGACTGGATTCGTCTTGACGAGACCTGACCGGACCCGGCTGGGTTTGACGTATTTTTGGTGCGGCGCGGCGCGGCAACACAAGGCAGGCACGGTAGGCGAGGACAGGCTAGGTTCGGCGGTGTGCGGGGAGCCACGGCCAAAGGCGATGCGCCGTGGCGACATCTGGCATGGCAGGCGTGTACCGGAGCGATGGCGCAAGCCGAGGCGAGACCGAGCCGGGTTTGTTTTGGCGTGACATGGCGAGGAGTGATGACACACGGCAGGCGCGACGGATCTTGGCTGGGTCAGGTGCGATGCGTCCCGGACTGATCGGACGTGGCCGGGCGCGGACCGGAAACACAACGCAAGGCAGGCCGGGACCGGATCGGTGAGGACAGGCTGGGTTCGACAGGCTGCGGATTGATAAGGTCAGGCGCGGGAGGACCGGTACGGTGCGACTTGGCAACGCAGGCATGGTTAGGTCACGCAGCGCATGGTCACGCATGTTTGGGTGCGATGAGGCAACGCAACGCAGACAAGGGGCGGGCAGTTATGGCGAGGGCAGGTCAGGTCCGGCCCGGAATGGCACGGCAGACATGGAAAAGGGATTGACTGATGGCTGAAGACAGAATCTGTTCACGGTGCGGCGGCGTTGACGAGTTTGTCTACGAGATAAACTGGAAGCCGGTTTACTACTGCGCCGCCTGCGACGTACAGAGTACCAGTACCCACGAGCTTTACGGCCCCGACGAGAAGGCCGTGGACGACGCCGGAGAATAACTTCACGGGAGGGGGGCCGTGAAGTGGCGTTCACGGTCTGTTCTAAGTTATCCACAGGCAGTTCTCGACTTATCCACAGAAAAGTGATTTTTATCCACAGAAATCGACGTGACTAGTCACGTTTGCCTTAATTTTGACACAATTGTATGGGAAAATTCCTATACTAAGAAGAAGGCGCTCGACCGGGGCGAAGTGGCAGCGGGCCACCGCTCTGACCCCCGGAGAAAGGCCCAAGGCTCTTTGACATTGTGGACCAAGCATCTGCTACGGTGAACCGTGGGCTGTTCCAAAAGGAGTCAACCATGGCGAAACCCGAGTTTTTTCTCGATGAGATACTAAGAAGAGCATTGAGGAGCAGAAAACCAAAGCGTAAGGCAGACCCGTACTATGGCAAGTTCCGGCGGCTCTGCAAAAAACACGACCTGACATATGCCGTCGCTTCCGATGGATACGTCGATGTCGATGCCCCGGACGGAACCCGGTTTACAGTGGGAACCGGATACTGGGACGAGAGAATATCCCGGCTAGAGGAAATACTGGAGACGGGATACGATCCAGGAAACGGCGAGCTGGCGTGGCCTGCAAAAGTAATTGACGATAATCAATAATCGGTAACAAATAACCACGGCCCACGGTTCGCCATAGCAGGTGCTTTTGGAAGAGGTCACGGGCCTCCAGAAAAGGAGTCACCTATGGCTAAGTTTCAAGTAACTATCAAAAAAGATATCCAACGCGAAGAGGTGGTCGAAATTGAAGTTTTTCGAAATGAGGTTGTTTACGAACTGGACTTAACTGGGGAAGACCGCAGAGATTGGCGAGATTATGTCGAAGATTATCTCAACAACAACCAGGATTCAATTTACTCTGGCAAAGTCCTTACAACCGACGACAGTGAGGATAGTGACTTTGAGATAATGAGCGTTGAATAACCAAAACCTTACAGAGCTCTGTGAGGTTTTGGCTGAAAGGAGGTGTTTTAGAGAGAAAACGCAGCAAGAATGAATAGCACTTAACCACGGACCACGGCCCGTGACCTCTTCAAAAAGCAGCCGTCCCGCGTGTCCCGCCTATAGTAGTAATTTTGCTATTTTATTTTTTTCTAAAGCTAGAGTCTAAAGACGGGATAGGTGTAGCTTATGACACACCTCTATAACCCTTATATGTACAAGGATTCTTTCCCCGTTTGCGTCCCAAAACTGTGGCGCAAAATATCGCTCGTGGGACACTTTCCCCGTGATTCCTAGTTGATCCGACCTCCGGTTCACTGGTATTCTCGGGGAAATGATCCCATACGCCTCATTTAGAGGGTGTTGTTAATGTTAAACGGTGGGACACAGGTGGGACAGCGTTGAAACTAAACGACAAAAGACCTTTTGGAGGGTGTAAATGCCCAATAGCAATAGGCCGGGACCGGACACTGGTGGGACGGCAAAGAAGGTCGTTACACGCGGCCCTCATCGTAAGTTGACTCGAAGGCAAGAGTTGTTTGTAAAACTCCTCGTTTCGAACGATGGAATGATTACAAACAGGGAGGCGGCGATTCAGGCAGGCTATCCTCCCGCGTCGGCGCACACTCGCTCTTGGGAATTGATGTCAGAATCTGTGTGTCCGCACGTCGTTGCGGAGATTCGACGGTATCGTGATGAGCTAGACGAAAAGTTTGGCGTCACCTACAAGCGACACATTCGCGATATGCAGAAGATCCGCGATGCCGCTTTGGAGAATGGAGCCTACAGCGCCGCTGTTCAGGCCGAGAAGAATCGCGGATTAGCTGAGGGTTTATATGTTTCTAAATCGGAAATTAGAACTGGCTCCATCGATTCAATGAACCGTCAGGAAGTGGAGATTGAACTTGAGCGCATTCGAGAATCGTATCAACCAACTATCGACATCACGCCCACGGAAATCCACGAACAAGATGCCGAGGGAAGCCCTGAAGAATCGGGAGGCGGGGTTGTGGAGACTGATCAGCGACGGCCTGAAGACGACGGGGAGGAAGATAGAGACGAGTCGCCTTGAGTCGTGGGCATTACCGGGTTTACCAGATGTTTTATTATGTTCGGAGCATGGCGACTTTAGCTTTATCGAACTTAAATATACTAAGGCTCGCGCTGGTAAAGTCGATCTCTCCGCCCATCAGTGCGCATGGCTTACTCGCCATTCCCATTCAAACAGTTATGTTGTGCTTCGCGACCGCTCTCTGGACATTAACGTTTTTGCTGCTGCCGATGCTGTTGACCTTCGCTTGGGTGATTTTACGTCCGTACCGGCTTTGGGTGTTTATAAAGCGCCGTATGACTGGGACGAATTTTTCCAGTTGACCTGTCCCCTGTAGGTATATATAAAAGAACTCCCGTAAAACAGGAGTCACAAGACATGGCTGAAGGATCACGTGAACTTACGCCGGTTGAGATCAAGGACTTTACGCTGGAACAGCTTCGGCAGATATTTGAAATTCGTGCCGCTGATATATCTGTATATATCGGCATTCATGGTCGTGTTTGTCTATCGAGTGAAATTGAGAGTGCCTGTCTTAATGGTGCAATCGTTCAGGTCAATCTTGAAACAGCCGCGCTTGTTGATGTCATGGAAGACGAGTCGTTTCAGTATGCGTTTGGAGAGTTGCAAGAGGACGCCGCGTGATGGGCTGGCTTGAAGATTGGCTGACCGACTTTTTCCAGCGCCTTGCAGAATGGTATGAACGACGAAGATGACCTGGGTTGACTCCCTGGCAAACCTTGCCCCGCCAATCGCGGGGCATTTTTTTGTTTGACGCGCTGGATTTCGCCGTGCTATGGGTTTATTCCCATAACATAATAAGGAGTCAAACTGATGAAGATCACTAAGACACAACTGGCATCACTCGCCTACCTCAAGCAGTGCGGGGGAGCCGTGCTTACTAGCGAATGGGTGAACGGCAGTGGGCGCTACACCACTAAACGAGCCATCCCGCCGTGTTGTAAACGTATCGAGCGTTGGGCATCTTGGTTCCCCGAATACCCTGAAAGAATCAAGCGAATGTTCAAACTTCACCCACGTTGCAAGGCCGTGATCGCGATCACCGATATGCGCACTGCGAATCGTTTATTGAAGGGATATGAGGCATGAACATTAGCACCGAGAAATTGCAACAAGTAGCGTCGGTCGCTGACTCGTTGTACAGTGCCGGGAATCAAGCGCGTTACCGGGACATCAACGAGATTTTAGAGGTGTTGTCCCGGCGGCACCGCACCGAAAAACAGAATCTTGGCTCGCTTGTGTTTTCCCTGATTGGTGAATGGAGCCGAGATTACGAGAACGGCAACTATGACGCCCGGAACGAGGCGACGTGCAAGATGGCGTTCCAGCTAATTCACTCGCTACCCGAGCACAAACGCACCGACCTTTGGATGCCGACTATCTAGCAAGGGCATGGTCCGCGAAGCGCCGCCGGTTAATCCTGGCGGCGTTTTGCGTTTGACTCCGTGTCATGCAATGCGGTATGGGTATTGTCCCACAACAAGGAGTCAATCAATGCTTGATTATGAAAGCGTCCGGGAGTTTCGGGAATATAGCGGTTTGAAGGAAGAAATTGCGGCGCTTGCGCGAAAGCGAATTAGAGTTGCGCTTGTGTTATGCGAGGGAAACAAGACTCGAGCGGCGGCGCTGTTAGGTTTGCCGAGCTACCAAACGTTGACCAATTGGATTCAGCAATATGACGTATGGGTGCCGACCGATGCCGAATAATCTAGTTCTATACGTTGAACGCCGCGACAACGGAAAGATTGAAAGCGGCGCGTTTATCTAAGGGAGTCAGATAATGCTTAATGGCACTTCTATGTCACGCGCCAGGAAGACCGCCGGAATTGCGCAAACCTACCGCGCCGGTAAAGATGAAATATTCGCGACGTGCCCCGACTCGTGCCCGTTGAAACCATACGAAACAGGGACGACCGAAATAGACCGCGACTATGAGTCGGCGGTACGTCGCGCCGTCCCGCGCAAGGGAGTCGCATTCTTATTCACGCATTTTGCGCCGGAGCTTTGGGCGGAGGAAAACGCGCCCGAAAAAACGGTATTCAATTACAGTGCCGATTCCTTGGAACAGGCGGCGAAATACATCAAGCGCGGCGTCGCTTCTGTCGCTGTAGTCCCGGCGGACTATTGGAAAAATAGAGTCAGTCATAAAGTGACGGAGTCGGACGGAGTCAAAATGGTTCGTTGTCCCGACGAGACAACAAAAATCGGGTGCGCCGGGTGCGGTAACGGGATTCCGCTTTGCGCTCGCGCTGATAGGGATTTTGGAATCGTGTTCACTGCGCATGGTGCGGGTAGACGCAAGGCGGGAGATAACAGCGAACGCGGCGGGTGCTATGCGGAGAATCACTTTGTCGGAAAGCACTGGCGCGACTTGTCCAAACGCGAACAAGCGGACGAAACCGACGCGCAAGCTGTTACGCGATTCGCGAAGTCATTACCGCCGCGTGCAATATTTCGTCCTCACATAGCGGGCGATTTGGGCAACGCGTAGCATCAAGCGCCGCTATTGTTACTAAGCCCGCTCGGCTCCGGCTCGGCGGGCTTAATTTTATAAAAAATTAGACGTTGCCTAGTATGCAATAAATCGCGTATATTTTGCGGAGTCGTTGGGACTGGCCCGACGGCGACAAGCTCAGGAGTCAATTATGTATCAAGTGGACATTAGCAAGGGTTCTATGAATAGCGCGGTTAGCTCGCAGTGGTTTCGGCGTTCTCCGGACGAAACCTTCCCGAGTCTGGATTCGTTGCACTCGTACACCGAGCAACGCGCAAGGGAGTCGACTTCGACCGTTACCGATACGCGGGCGCTGGAAATTGTCGGCGACGTGGACCCGGAGAATCCGACGCGCGGCACTATTCAAATCGACCATAAAGAGTCGGGTGCGGTTACGTCTCCAACAAACCACGCTTTTAATCAGGTTGCGAGACTGGCCGGAGCGCCCGCCGGTTATCTCGCCGACTTGCCCGCTCCGCTTGCGGCGGATTGCATCAATTGGGGGTTAAAGTACGAGCGCGAGCGCGATCAAATTCAAGTGTTGGATACTGGCGACTCGACTCGTGCATTTACTGGCCCCGATTATGGGCGCATTTGGCACCACGAAATCGTCGGCGCAATTCAGAATATGAATCGGCGGACGGGTAATCGCTTTAAAATTCCGGGCGTGATTGATTGGGGTAGCCGTAACGCTAACGGAACGTATAACTATGACCCGGAGGCCGAGGGTGACTCCACTTTGTTTTGCAGTGACCGCGATATGTTTGGATTCTTGTGTGATGATAGGAATCCAATTGAAGTTGGAAAGCTCGCGGACGGGTCGCCCGACTTGATGCATCGCGGGTTTTATTGGTGGAACTCCGAGGAAGGCACGCGGACGGCGGGAGTCGCCGCGTTCTATCTCCGAGCCACTTGTCAGAACCGTTGTTTGTGGGGTGTTGAGAATTTCCAGGAAGTTAAAATCCGGCACACTAAATTTGCGCCGGACCGCTTCGCGGCCGAGGCCGCGCCCGCTTTGGAATCGTTCTGCGAAGGTCGCACGGCGGATTTAATTGCCGGAGTCGAGCAAGCAAAGGCCGCGCAAGTTGCGCACGACAACGACTCTATGTTGGTGTTTTTGAACAAGCGGGCGGGCTTGTCGCTGAAGCAGTCTCGCGCCGCTATTGACCGGCACGAGACCGAGGAAGGGCACAAGCCCGAGTCGGCTTGGGACATGGCGCAAGCCATTACCGCAATTGCTCGCGATGTACCGAATCAGGATAACCGCATTGCGCTGGAACGCTCGGCGGGCGTGATTCTTGATAAGGTCGCCGCGTAACACTTCGACTCGTATTTCAGCGCCGCCGGGACAATCTCGGCGGCGCTTTTATTTTGCCATTGTACGACCGGGACAACTCCCGTATTTTGTGAGTCCGGCAACGTCGCCGGGAACGAACCAAGGAGTCAGAAAATGCCAGCAC